TGTCGGCAGGTGTTGCCATCCTCTGTGAATTTCACTCTGTTCGCCTTATTTTCATAAAATTCGTATGGTGTTTCCTCCGGGTCGAACTCCTCTTTTGAGAGTAGGAAAAACAAATCTTCTGTCTGTTCTCCATTGCTGTTGTTTTTCTTCACTTTTGCCAGGTAAGGAATGAGGTCTGCAAATCTTTCTTTGAACTCATCACTCTGTAAATATTCTCTCAGCTCGGAATCCGCCCATACATTACTGCCGTAATCTCCTTTTGTATCGAACTCTCTCGCCTCAATCGCTACATGAGCCTGGATTGTCATGCTATGGTCAAGCGTTTTGTCCGCAAGTTCCTCCACATCAAAGCCGATAACATCGTATGGAACCTCTTTTCCGTCAAACATAATCCAGATTGTATCTCCAACCGAAACATGGTTCTGGATTTCTCCGTTTCTGATAAGTGCTCTTAATTCATCCAGCGTAAATGTTTTCTTGTATTTATGTGTGATGTTCAGCTCTTTTCCGGTATCTTTTGACTTTTCATGCTCCTGGTCCGAATCCACACCAGGCATGGCGCAGTTGCAAAATGGATGCAACGGTTCTGCGCATACTGCCTCTGCTAATTTCTGTGCCGTTTCGTTTACTCTTCCTGCCGCAAATTCCAGAAACGCATCTCTTTCCCTCTTGATAAACTTCTTGCTGCCTACTGCCTCCATACGGAATCCGTATGCACTTAATCTGATTGAATTGATACTCATTCTTTTTGTCCTCCTGTTATTCGATATGTTTTGTTTCTCCTGCAAAGCAATTTCCGCAGAACCGGTATATGCCTTTCTCCACCCTTTCAAAAGTCGGGAAAGTGTCACGCTCCGTTCCCATCTCATCGTCCATCACTCTGCTGTATGGCGCACCCACCTGCAAGTATCCATCTCTGTATATTCTTGGTGTTGTGACATCCATAAAATATATGAATACGCTTTCATCCACCAGGTCACCCGGTTTCGCATAATCATACCAGCTATATTGGCAATTACCGCTTGCCTCTCTTTCCCAGTCTTTCATGGTCTTGAGCTTTCTCCGATGCATTTTCAGCCGCCTTTCTGTATTCACTTACTATGTAGCTGTCCGCATGGAATCCGTTCAGGATATTAACTGCCTGTAATTCCGTTATTCCGCATCGGTTCTGTAACTCAATTCTTAATTCTCTTCGCTCCCTTATGTCCTGCCCTGCTGTGTCCGGCAGAGCTTTTGCACGTTTCCGGTATTCTTCTACAATCGCCCTTGTCAAAAGTTCTGCCATACCTCTGTTACCTCCTATACGCCCGAAGCAGACGTTTTCTGTAATTCTGTGATAACTTCTTTCAAAGCATATTTGCCATTCGTTGTAAGCTGCCTCTGCCAGCATCCATTCTTCGGTGACCATCTGAAACCATGTTTTTTTACAATATCCCTTGTTTCTTCATCCGGTTTTCCATCAAAGAAAAGCTGTAATCTCATAAGGTCTGTATTTTCTACCACTTTGAAGAAATCGTTCTCTGTTTCCTTAGTTCCTGCCTCTTTTGCCTTTTTCAGTCTTTCCAGTCTTGCCTTGGTATTTTTGATTTTTGCATTATTGTTTGAAAGCTGATACCCTGCGAATGGTGCATCGCTCAAATGCCAACTTTCTGACATAGCCTTTTTCAATTCTTCCTGCTGTGAAACGGAAAGTTCCGGGCATCCCTCGACTGTTTTGTGCTTTCTCCAATATGCATTGACCGCTTTCATTCTGTCCTGAAGCTCTGTAAGGCTTTCCAGCTTTTCCTCCAACATCTCAATGGCCTGTGCGTCCCCGGATAAAATCGGCTGGTTCATTGTGAGCAGATTTGTAATCTTCTTTGCATAGGATTCCAGGCTGTTCCACTCCTGCATGAGTGAATCCCTGCGGCTGTTCTGCTTGTTCTTTTTCTTAACCGGGAAGTTACCGGCTCCAGAAATCAGAACTGACGGACAGCTCGCTTCGTTTCTGTAGTAGGAATTGTAGTATTCCGCCAGCTTTTTGCTGTATCTCCCTGCCATTCTCTCTGCCTTTTCAGCAAGGTTCGGTCTTTTCTGTTTGATTTTCTCAACAACCGCATAGACACTCTCCACTCGCTTGCGGTATTCCTCTGTTGCGCTGCCCTGCTTATAATCACTCATTGAATTGGCATCGTTGGCGGCTCTTGCCATATCCTCGCTGATTGTATAGAACTGAATCTCCATTATTCGTCCTCCTCCATTTTTAAGATTGTTCTGTGCTCATATTTCATCGTTGCCTGTGAATCTTTGAACTTTGAAAGCTCCCAATCTGAATTGTAAGGATGGAAGTTAAGGTATCCATCACTGCCAACTGATATGCTCGCTGACATTTCCTCGCCATTCCCTTTTAATGCCTCCTGAATTGCTTTCAGGTGCGGATATACTGCTTTGCATAATTCCTCGAACTGTTTCTCTGTCATTTCAATTTTTTCTTTGCTCATTTTTGTGAGTTCCTTTCTTATTCTGCTGTTGCGTGGAAGAACATTCTTTCCACTTCCTCTGCTCCCTCTTCCGCATCCATGATACCGGCTGCCATCTCATTCAGGATTGAGCCAACATACAATGCCTGTAATGCTTTTCCTGTCTGAATCAAAATCATCTGTACGCCGTTGTTTTCCTTGGCTGTAGCGGTTGCCCCTGTTCCATATAACCTGTTTTCGACTGCATTCATAAGCTCTTTGAATAATCCCATCTTCATGCCTCCTTGTGTTGCAACTCACTATATTGAGTTGTTTGAGTATATACTAACACGTAGTAGGTAGGTGTCAATACCTTTATTAACAAAATCTCAATTTTTTGAGTTTACTTTTCAGGTGGTACTATTTCGAGAGAATATCCCATAGAATTTATGACGTGCTCAATAATTATGAATCTTGCAGAATCATCCTCTGTATCAGCCGCTATATCTTCCAGCTTTGTTATATCCGGCTTTCCATCCTGCGTCAGTCTAATTTCAAAGCCAAGACCATCCGCAATTTTTTTGATTGTTCCATAGGTCGGTGATACTCCCACATTCAGTTTGTACCACAGATTCTGCCTGGTCCATCCGATACGTTTTGCTGCCTCCTCGTATGTAATACCATTATCGAGCATATACTGCTTGAATTTTTCTACAATATCCACTGCCTACACCTCCACAAAATTGAATTTTGGATGTTTCTTTCGCTCCTCGCATTTCTGGAACCACTCCTGCACCTTTTCTGCACAGAAATCTTTTCCGGCTGTGTATTTCCCACTTGAAAAAATAATGCCGCTTTCACTGTCAATTTCGTGAATCCAGTACACATATCCCCCATAATTCGGTCGTACTGAAATTTCGTACCACTTCCCAAATCTATTGGTCGGAAATGTCAAGAAATCGCATCCCGGCTTTTTGGTATAGTCAAGCTGCATCTGGTCGAATATCCAATCTGCCAATTCGTCCAGATTTTCAAATGTCTTGTCGAACGCTTTCTGGTTATAATCGTTATAATACTTTACGATTTTTGCTGTTATCATTACGCACATTCCTCCTGGTATTTATATTTTATGCCCTGCATATTCTCTTCCCATTTGGCAGACTCGGGCGTTAATTTTACGAACTGTTCTACAATCTCTAACAGTTCATCTTCGTCCAGTTCCACCATCGGGCAGCCGTATTTGCTTTCCAACTCTTCCTGCTCCTCATCCAGGAACAGATAGTCCTCTCTCAATGGCGGCGGCTCTTCATCATCCCACTGGCTCCGCCTGCGTGGTGGGTTTTCAAATTCTTCTCGCCTGCGCTCCCAGTATTCGTCCTCATCCGGTATATTCCACACTTTAGTCCTCCTTGAGATTCCCCAGGATTTCATCTGCCCTTTGCATAATCTCTGCAAATTTATTGTTTGCCTCTTCCATCTCCTGGCGTTTTTTCTCTCTTGCCTTGTAAAATTCTTCATTTTTCAGCTCATCTTCCCACCCATTTATGAACTGTCGAACCTCCCGGACATTATTAAACCCGCATTCGTTTTCATAGTCATTTCTGGCTGTGAAGATAACGTATTTCTTTTCCCTGCGCTTATCATCAATGGCAACTCCGAAATACAACTCATCTCTCTGCTCCTCATCAAGAGGCTCGAATCTTACATCATCATAAAGTGGACCGACCATCGGGCAATTATTTTTGAACCACACCCGGTAGTTATCCAGTATGTAATCGCTTGTGATACCTTTCAGAATCCCCCAGATTTTCGCCAATCTTCCTGCAAGTGCCTTATCATCGCAAAACCAGTCATACCAGCCTGCCTCAATCTGTGTTTCTCTGTCTTTCGCAAGGAAATCTCCCTTGCGGTATCTCTCGCAAAACTGTCTTAATGTCATATCTGCCATAGCTGTTCCTCCTATTGTTCATCGTTTGTGCTCATCGCCTTGTGCTCCACTCTCCGGCGTTCAGACCTTGCTTTCTTTTTCAAGTTCCTTTTCCATCTTTTGATTGTCTGTGCTTTTGTATGATTCCGAGAAAAATCGTAATCATCCAGAATGTATCTCCCTCCGCTTTCTCTTTCTCCGTATGCGTGCATCTTTCTCCGGCTCACGCTTCTGCCCTCCCTCCATTCTGTATCTGCCTCTTAATCGAGGCAGACTTCCTGTGAAATTGTGTACTGTTCTTTTAATTTATCGAACGCTTTATTGGTTACTCGGTATTCGTTCCAGCCTACCCGGTAATGCCCCGGTGTGCAGAAATCCTTATCCGTATATTTTTTCAGGAATGTAATTCCCCGGCCTTTGATTTCCAGTGGCGTATCAATAAACCAATGACCGCCATAATATCCCCGGCTCGCCTCCATCTGGCAATCAGGCTTTGCGCCTCCCATCTCCGGCGTATACTGATACACCCCAGGTTCGGTTGCCTCCTGCGACTCCTGCTTTTCTGGCTGTGTCAGCTCCAGGCGTTTTCCTCTGCCAATCCTGCGAAGAGTGTACATCTCTTTTTCAGAAATATATCCTTTCTGAAAAAGCTGTTCTACGCTTTCAAGATAGAAATTGCAGGATTCTAAAGAATCGCAAATCTCAAATAACTGAATCAGATTGTTATAACCGTTGCTATGTTGTACCGGAAACTGGATAATCTGTGCTGCCATGATTTTGACCTCCTACTCACTTTTGTGTGTTTCATAACTCGTTCTTATGAGTTTAATATAACACGTAGTAGGTAGGTGTCAATACCTTTATTTACAAAAAGCTCAAAAAATGAGTTTTATTTCTTTTCCTTGCTTTCCTCTGGATTTTTCTTCGGTCTGCCTCCAAGTTTTCCTCTTTCCTGCTGTTTCCGGCAGTATTCTTTTCTTGCCTCGGTTTCCATATCCATTTTTGTCCGAATGAATATAAATGCCATATCCGCCGCCGCACTCAAGTCTTTTGGTTCTTCGCCCCTCCATCTGTAAATCATAAGCGCTTTGAAGAGTGTCCCCATATCTCTATCGCTCAACGTCATTACCGGCTCTGCAATATCAGGGTGTAGAATTAAATCCTCCATGCCTCACGCCTCCTATCTGCCTTTCTTGATTCTATCTGCCTTTGTTTCTGTTGCCTCGCTTTGAAGAAATTTCTTTATTCCCTCTCTGCAATACTGTCCTGTGTACGGATTCGGACACGCTCGCTCGCCAGCTTCATGTGCAATCGCATCATCATAAATACAGTACGCGCATTTCTTGAATGCCCCTCTCAATATTGCACTTGCTATCGCATCATCGCTTGCACTGTTAAGCATTTCCCTTACTGTCATAGCTCCCTGTACCTCCTGTTCTGAATAAATCACACGCCATCATAAAGCCTGCGATGAATCCCTGCTTTTCTCTGCTATCTCCATACTGGACCATACTGTCCCATATATCGCCCTGCAATTTCATAAGGCTGTTATCTGCTTTGCTGCATATATTTCTAAACTGGCGAATCGCCTCCTGCTCCTCTCCGCTTTCTGCGCTCTCCATGCGCTCATCGACATATGCCTGATACAGTAAATCAATCGTTCTCACTTTCCGCCCTCCTGTTCCGTTATCCTAAGTAATCGTACCTTGTGTGCCAGTGGTATTGGTAAAATCCATTGGCAGGGTTAATCCCCTCGTACCGTTCTCGCCATTCTTTCAACATTTCCCGATATGTAAACAGCTCTCCTGTTTCTTTATTCCGGTACAGTTTCGCCGGCTGTTCGCCGGTATTTTCTTTATCCATCCTGCTCGCCTCCCTCTTCCGGTAAATACTCAACTTTAATGTGAGCCGCCATGAAGCAATCAGGTTCTCCGTCAAATTCGTTGCCTGCGGATGAGTTGAGCGTATCTCCTCTTTCCTCGCAGCACTCTCTCGGACTGCAACAGTCTGTATTCTTCCAGAGCTTTCCGTTTTCATCCTCATACACGTACCGTCCCCAATCATCCCTGCCGATATATTTCAGATGCAATGTTTTAATCTTTACAGCAGCCAATTCATAATTGATAACATCAAAATGTCCGAGCGGCTTTTTGTATTCGATATAGCCCCATGCCTGGCAGCCTACTTCCTCAACAAACTTTTTATTGTCGAAGTTCTCAATCTCCAGGACTTCGTTATTTTTTGGCTTCGGGTATCCTCCCGGCATGATTGGACGCTGTGTGCTGTAATACCTGTACCCTGCCGGGGAGATTTTCTTTTCTTTCGCATCAGGGTAATGTGCCATGACATCCTGTTTCGCATCCTCTATTGTTTTGAATGGTCCTGTCCCTGCGGCTCCTTTTCCCTTGTCATCATAAAGAAAATGATTGTGGTATCCATCAACGTCCTGGACTATTGCGATATGATTCACGTATCCATCATCCATATGCAGTGCTGAATGAAACATTGCTACAATATTCGCCATCATTTGTATGTCCTCACTTTCTGCCCTCGTACCCTCCGGGGCGGGTAACTGTTTTATAATTCAAATGCCATTGCTGCATCTTTCTCCGATGCTCCCTGTTCCATGCAGGCGTTGTATCTCATCAACTGCCGTTCCTCTTTAATCTCCCTGATTCTCTTTAAGGTTGGCCAGTCCACCAATGCGCCCACGCAATACGCCTTTTCCATAAGCTCCTCGACTTCGCTGATTCTTTCCTGGACCTCATCCCACTGCTCGTCTGTATATGTGTGTGCCGGTGCCTCCTGCATGTCAATTTCGATGCATTTCAGCTTATCGTGCATCGAATACAGGTTGAAATGTTCGCTCTCGTTTACTCTGTACTTTTTCATCAGCTCTGCTCCTCCTAAAACATAGTATCAAGAATCCTCTGGATAAGTTTTTCGCTTTCCTCAACCAACTGTTTGTTATGTCTGTTGTCCTGCACAGCCTGCTTAAATTCTGCGCTATCCGGATTGTCCGCAAATTCAACAATTTTTCTGGCGGATTCTTCTGTTCTTCTTATCGCCTCCGTCTTGCTATCAATAAGAATAGCTTTTATTGCGCCAGCCTCTTCCAACGTGAGAACTTTCTGTTCAAGTTCTTCGACAGTTCTCTTCTCTGCTTCATAATCTTTCACTGCACTTTCGTACATTTCTTTATATTTTGCTGCCTCTGCCGCCGAACTTTCGGCTCTCTGTTTCATGCTGCATCCGAAATCATTTTCAATGTTTCCCTCGGCAATTTCAAAGCATCCCTCAAATGCCATGCTGATATAGCTATCCTCTCCAAGGTCTGTCACGATTTTTTTGATTTTTTCCAACGCTTTCCGTTCCTGCTCTTTGGTTGCTGCCATCTCTATGTCCTCCTGCATTCCGCTCTTGATTTCTTCCACCGCCCTGCTATAATAAAAGGGTAAGGCTTGGCGGTGGCAGGAACCGCCTTACCCTTATTACGGATTGGAAACCCTCTTACTTACCAGGTGTCGGGGTTTCCTTTTTTAATACCTCAATTTTCTTTCGTATGATGCCTGCGGCATCTTCTCCGGTCTTTGCTTTCAGCTCCACGTTTTCTGCTAATGTTTCTAAAAATAAAATCAACTCTGTCTGTGTCATTTCAAATTCCTCCATGTACTCTTAACCTCCTGCCTTGGTTTATTCCAACTCGTTTTATTGAGTTGTTGACATTATAATAACACGTAGGTTAGTAGTGTCAATATGCTTATTTACAATTTTTGAAAAAGTTTTTGAGGTACAAATGAACATAAATATATTTATATATCTGTATCTTTATCTGTTTCTGTATCTGTATCGGGTTTTTTCGGTTCAGAAAATAACCGTTCGGTAATTCGGTTTTTATTTTAGAAATGAATCATCAGAAAATCCTTATTTTATGCGGCTTTCAAGGATTGTAAGAAAATAACCGTTCGGTTTTTCGGTTTTCTGTACTGGTGGTACAAATTTTGAAGTCCAGGTTTGAACCTGGTACAAACTCAAAAAATAAACCGAAATTTTCCGAACGCATAAAAAAATAACCGTTCGGTATCGGTCGGTTACCAAACGATTATTTTATCAACTCAATATTTTGTGGATAATGTGAATAACTATGGGGATAACTCTGTTATTGTATCTGCTCAATATCTCCATTATCGAGATAAACTATAAAATCCTGGAGGACTGTTCCACTGAACATCAGGTTAGCATCGTGCTCCTCTCCCTTTACATACTCATGGACCGTAACGAACAGGTTTCCGCTAAGATACTGTATCTTCGTTGTTGTATTATTATAAAAATTCACAATGCAGTGAATCTCATCATCGTTCGTAAATTTCCATTGGTAGTAATCTTTTGCGTATTCCACCATCTGCACATCCGCAGAAATGGCAGACACTCTCCACTTTCCAGTAACATCATTCCGCACTTTATCCCTGGAAAAGGTTGCATCTATATCGTGACAGCTCTTGTCACTGATTCCGTACATTCCATCCCGGTGTGGTACTTCCTGCGTTTCAGGCTCTTTGGATTCCTCCTGCGTGTCCTCTACCGCCGCAGGCTCTGTTGTTTCTTCCTGCTTTATCAATTCCCCTGTTGTGTAGTTATACGCATCCTTACCGGTTGTAGGATAATACAAATGTCCGTTCTCGCTGTCAGTGATATAAACAACCGTCCAGTTATTATTCAGGTACTGGCATCTGACGATAAGGTTTTGTGCATCTGTGATAAGGTAAGCCTCCATATCGACAACACTTCCGGCTGTCTTGTAATTCCCCCAATAGCAATCAGAAACTTTCTTTACTCCAATCGACTGTAAAGCCGTTTCCAGAGCTTTGACCGCTCCATCCCCATCCGGGCATGATTCAGCCTGTTCTTGCGTTATTTTTGTGAATCCGTCCGGCATTTCTACCGTCGATGTCGGCTCTACTTCGCTACTTTCGCTTTCCGCTACGCTCTCGGTCTGCGAGGTATCAACATCCGTTGTACCCCCCCCCGAACATCCGTTCAGGGCAAGACCAGTTATGGCAAACGCCAATAATAAAAAATGTCTTTTTCTCATTCCTCTTAGACCTCCTGGCTTTTTCTACAGTCTACCATATATGCATAATATTTTCGAGTATAAAAAAAGAACCCCTCCACCACATTTTGTGTGATAGAGAGGTCCGTTCTCCTTATTTGTCAAGCATTAACAGCGTACAGAATATTCTGACTGTAACGAAAACCATCCTGCGCCAGATTTCAGCTTGCCCCATTTTACGCCATTTACAGTGCGTTCTTCCACTACTGTATATTTGTAATTCTTTTTCAAATATCCCAGTACCTTTGTTCCACTGGTTCCAGGATTGTCCCTGTATCTCAATCCATCAACTGTGATTTTTACCACATAGTTGCATGACGTTCCGGTATTTGCCGATGCCGGATATACCTTGTTTCCGTTGGAATCAAATACGCTATAACCCTTATTTTCGTCAGCACATTTTTTTGCGTTTTCCAGGCTCGTAAATGCACCTTTCTGACTCGCTGCATCAGCCCAGGTTTTACGCACTCTGTACATCTGCTTTGTCTGCGTTCCACCGGAAGTGCTGTTGCCGGTTCCTCCACCATTAAGGATGGATTTTACCATATTTTTGAATGCTACCCATTCAGCATTGTTACTTCCTGCCATCTGTGCCGGGCAATTCTTTCCTGTAACATCCCAGTGACGGAGTACATACTTGTCAACTTCGCCTGCACTGATGCCAAGCATTTTACAGATATACGCGCACAGATATGCGGCGTTCTGTTTAGTCTTTTCGGAAATCTTATAATTTCCGGCGGTACAGCACATCTCAATACCGATACTGTTTGCATTTCTGCAATATGCGTGTTTATATGTCTGCGCTCCACAATGCCATGCTACAGAATTTAACGGTACACTCTGGTAGATTTCCGTATCATCCACAAACAAATGGGCGGATGCATTTCTTCCGGCTCCACCGAAATAGTTTGCATTCGCCCTTGCTGTGTCCTTATTATTTCCTGTGTAATGCATAGTCACGTATGAAGCATCTCTGCTTGACCTGCTGCTGTAATTATCCAGGTTGCATCTCAAATCAGATTTGATTTTAATTCCATTGATAACGGCTGAAAGCCATCCTGTTGTAATCGTCTTTCCCATGATAGATGTTCCTCCTTTTCCAGACGCATATTTGTCATAAAATTTCTGTCCGCATTCGGCTCTTTCTTTTTGTACGGAACTTCCCTGGTTTGCCGGTTTTTCAAAATTAAGCAGTACGGCATTTGATGCCTGGGAAACGCTCGTTGCTGTTTTCAGCACGTTCAGCACAGATTTATAGCTGCTGCTCAATTCCTGTATAAGAAATTCGAGTTGCATTTCCAGGTCACCGATGGAGGCTCCCTTTTCCTGCGCATACTTCTGCAGGTTTTGTTTTCTGCTCCAATACGTCCACTGCGCAATGCCGTATCCTGCTTTGTCATGTACGAAATTCTGATAATCGCCATTGTCTACGGATGTTGTGTAGGTATCATCCGTAAATCCCAGTATTTTCTCGTAGGTATTCTGCAAGTTAATAGGGCTCAACCCACTTTCTCGGTCCAGATTTCCCATCAAACCTGCAACACCAAATGGATTAAGCCCCTTGCTTATCAGAAAATTCCAGATGCGCTCTTCATTGCTATTTCCTTTGAGCGACATGGTATCATCTCCTGTCTTTTATTCAGTTTTTGTTGTCTGTTCGTCTACTGCTTCGATTACGATTCCTGCGTTTTCCTCCATCTTCATCTGCTTGACAGCCGCTTCAATCAAAATGTTAAGCTGTTCATCAGTAATGGAAATATTCTTTGCTGTCAGCATTTCTTTTAGCAGGTCAGTAACAATAGCTTTTTTCTCGGCTCCACTCTTTGATGTGAGTACCTGCTGCGCGTATAGTACGGCCTGTGTAACCATCTTTTCGATGGCTGCCATCTTATCCTGCTCGATTCTGCTTTTAAGCCAAGGAATAACGTATCTGGCAATCACAGCCACGCAAACCATAATCAGTAACTTTAATGCTTCAAAAATAATGTCATTCATCCTCTGTTGTCCTCCACATTTTCTATGTTTTCATTTTCACTGTTACTGGTCCCCATATACCGGGAACCCTTGCCGCCAAAATCGTTGTATTTGAATATGTTTTCAACACCTGCTTTGACTATGTTCGCCCCCACCACAATTCGGAACGTTTCATTCGTTTCGCTTATAAGAGTATCTAGGTAGCTGAATTGCCCGGTTTCCTTTATCGCAACCACAATCACGACCAGGGAATACAGCCAGTTCAGCACATACAATACCGACAGGCAGTTCACAATCATTTTGGTATGCTCCCACATCCAAAGAATGGCGGCTTTACTTTTATTTTTAGTAACTCTTCTTTTCCTCACTCCGCAACCTCCAATCAGTAAAGTTGATGTAAAGCCTGGGAGTTCAGGAAATCTTTCTGTTCATGCTTCACTTTCTGAGCATAATCCAGGGCGGCGTGCATATCTCCATTGCATTTCGCATCAGGGATACGCTGTACCGCTTTTGCTGTGGCTTCTCCGAGCGCAAGCGAGGCATTTATGCAGTTGATGATGCACAGCTCGCCCTTTTCTCTCGCCTGTTCCCTCTCGTCCTGCTCTTTCTGCCTTTTCTTGCGTTCCTCCTTGTCCCGCTCCTCTCGCTTCTCCATGTGGTGTTCCAAGCACCAAAAGCAAAAACCTGTGATTGCCGATGGAATCCCTATGGCGATGGCTAATGAAAATAAATCCATTGTCCTATACTTCCTTTCTCTCACTCCAACAAATCCCGGTAGTCAGCCGGTGCGTCCTGCGGAGTAAGGTTGTAATCCTCAATTATTTTCTGAATAACAACACTGAAAATGGCATCCGTAAGCGCATCCTCGAAAGGACGGTACGAATGCCATATCAAATGGTTATGCAGGTTGAATAATTTTTCTTCATTCTCCTGCTCTTCTGTATTCAGATGTAATTCCCTTGCCGCATCCTCCAACCGGTCAAAGTTGTAATATTCTGACAAGGGCGGTATCGATATTTTATTCATAAGGCATTATGCCAGGTGGACTTCTGCAAAGCACCTGCTTTTTCCCTCCTCTTACTGGTATTCCTTTCCGGTAATCTCTGTATATTCTTCTGCTGTGATTCTCTTTTTCTTGACAGCATTTTTTACCATGGCGGCGTTCCAGAAACCGCTGTCATGGTAACCTTTGATGTCCTCAAATTTAGGACTGTGCTGTACTTCCTGCGCCTGTTCCATGTTCTGTGTATCACTCATCGTCTACGCCTCCCATTTCGTTTTTATCTTCTGTCGGAATATCAATATCTGCCATCATAGCCAGATAATCAATCGTGGCTGCCTGCTCTGCAACTGTTGCACGCAGGTTTTCATTCGCCCGGCTATCATAAATACTGCCGTCCATCTGCTTAATTCTCATTGTCAGTTACCTCCGTTTCTTGGTCATTCCATAAACTCTTGTAAAATTTGTCCATGCGGCGTATAAGGTGAAAGGAATTTCCTTTGCTCGCATGGCTCCTCCATGCTTGATAACAGTCATCTACTTTCGCCTTTGTGTTTTCGCCTCTTTTGGCTTTCCTCACCAGCTTACGGAGCTTTCTGCGCCTTTCTTTGACTTTCTCCGAGCTGACTGTCATGATAACTTTTCCAGTATCCGTCAACCGATACTTGAATCCCAGGAATGTAAAGCCCTCTTTAATGCTGAATACTTTCGTTTTCTTCGAGTTGTACTCCATTCCCCTGCTTGCAAGGTATTTCTCATTTATCAATTTTAGGTTTTCCAGATATTCTTTTGATGGATGGAACAGTGTTGAATCATCCATATATCTGCCGTAATCCTCGGCTTCGGTCTGCTCCCTCATCATATGGTCGTACTCACTTAGAAATGTAATACCGGCTATCTGTATCATTTGGCTGCCAGGATTATATCCCACATCCCCTGCGTACTGTCCGTCAAGAACAGTTGCAGTCTGCTCATACAGCCAATCGTCCAGTTTATCCCGGAACAATTCTTTTGTAAGGTCATGCCTCATATTCGGGTAATATCCATGAATGTCGCATTGTAAACCATAGAAATCTGTGCCATATTTCCGGTACATCCTTTGCAGAAATATTTTCATTCTATCCCTTGCATCGTCCGTTCCCTTTCCTTTCTGGCAAGCCCAATTATCACGAATGAGCTGTTTTGTCATAATCGGGTATAGAGCGTTATCATTCAAACTCCGCTGATATACCCTATCCCGAAAGCAAGTACTTATTATGTCCCTGGGTTTCGGTGATGTTATCTTAAATTGTGTTGTCGGCCTTGCTTTATAGGTTCCCTTTTCAAGCTCTTCGCTCAATTTGTAAGTTTCCTCCATGCTGTTAAGCACATAATGAGCAACCGAACCTTTCCAGGTAACCCCTTTCTTACTTTTCATCATTGAATCGTACAAGGCATCGAAACCGATTATCTCTTCTCTATCCACGTAATTTGAATTATTGTCCATAACGTATATAGCAGTACCAGTCCTTTCAAGGGCTGACTGCATCGCTACAGTGGTGTTTTGCCATTCGGCAAGGATAAGAACTCCTTGTGTTAGATTGGTCGGAGCACCACCTCTGTGAGGCAGCCGTATGTCCTAAATACCACACAATCCGGAGCGCAGCGATTAGCCCAGTTCGCGTTGTTGTTGTTGACGTTACCATCGGAGTTCACATACCACGTATTGTTCGAGTTGCCCCGATTAGCCGAGCGCAGGCGGACGTTCTGCGTTTCAGTCCTCATCCCTGTATAATAAACACTATTTCCGTTGTTTTACGGCATAGCGTTCACTATCGCTTTCATTCCAGTTTCGTATCATTCCCCGGATTTTTAATACTTTACCAACCCAGTATTTGACACGCTTTGATTTCAGGTGAAACGAGGATTTTGCGATGCCTATGAGTGCTAAAAGCCTGTTGCAATTTCTTGCGGCTCTTAACTGTAGACGGCTCCTCTCCTCCCAGTTGCTATCGCCACGTTTCTGTACTCTGATATTGTTTGCGTCCCATGAATCTATGTAAATATTCTTTGCGGTTTCCACAATATCGTCCGTAACGCAGCCTTTATATTCTGGAAGAAATATTTTCTCATTTCTTGTAATCTGGAGCGTATATGTCACAAGGTCCAACTCGTGCATGAATACGTCCATCTTACATGGTCGTCTTTCTCCCTCTGGTACTGCCATCTTGATTCCTCCTTTCAAAAAATATCCCGGCATCCGTGGGTGCCGGGGATTAAAACGATTATTCGATTAGCAAAGCCAACAAGCCGGAGCGCAGCGCTGACGCTACCATCGGAGTACACACACCACGCACTGTCCGAGTGGCCCCGATAAGCCGAGCGCAGGCGGACGTACTGCGGCGAAGTGTGATTCTCAATCGCAAATGTACGAATCTGCGGATAAGTCTTGTACTGCTGCATTTTCTCCGCCATACCGGATGCACGTTTCCAGTATTCCCATACATCGTCCTCGCCAGCTTTCTGCGGATTGATTGACATTGCCTCCAAACTCGGCAGGAACACTTTATCGTAAGTTACCTCAATACCGTCCGTATCTCCATTGTCTGTAAGAGTGTTCTTCCAGGTGGATACTTTCGTTGCTTTCAATCTCTTTGTAAATTCCTCATCGAATCCGGTAAGAAATCCATGCTTTTCTTTGAGCTGGTCCGGTGTACGGTCAAAATTGTGCTGTGGTGTCCACCACTTACCGTTTGCCTCTTCGGAATTAAGCCACTGACGCATAGCACTCTGCGCCCAACGGTTATATCCGTAAGCTGTGCTCTGCAATCCATTCAATGGCGATGTCGGTTTGAAAGATAATGTACCAAGGGCGGTTCCGCCTGTTCCCTCCACCATCGCTACAGTTTCGATAGGGTCTGTTGCCGTATTGCTCTCGAATGAATATACTTTCCATTCGCTCGGGCTGACATCCGGTGCTCTGTATAATCCTGCAAGCTGTCCTTTCGCTGGTACAGGCTTCGTAAGCGTGAACTGGTATGTTTTACCCTTTACGCAGTTATTTCCCCAGGTATCACCGATAATGACATTGTAGGTTCCTGCCGGTAACTGCTCCTCGCAATACTTAAACGCCTGGAACTGGTTGAACTGCACGCCAAAAGGCGTTGCATAATGCCACTGTACCAACATTCCCGGTACAGTTTCGCCATCCGCAAGTGTGACATCTCCAAAATGTACCACATCAAGCGGACACTCATATGTTTTTCCGGTTGCTTTGTCGGTCCATGGTAAAATAATCTGGTCGCCATAATTAAAAACCTGGCTTGCATTTCCTGACTGAACCACTGCAAACACATCTGCAATGGAAGTCGGTTTGTAATTGTACCCACTGGCAATCGCTGTGAGTAATTCGTTCTGTTTCTCCATCAATCCAAGAAACTGCTGACCGGTTTTATCCAACAGCATCGGTTCTGTAATTTTGCTCATCTCTTTTATTCCTCACTTTCATAGGTTACGCATAACGTGCCATCGACAACTGAAAATCCATATCCGTCCATCTGCTCTTTTAATGCGATGTCATTCTCAATGAGCTGTTTCGGTGCCTGGTTCACATTATCCGCATGGTTTGTGTCGGTTGTTTCCACTATCGGAATGCTGTCTTTGTAGGTAGCGGAACTCGGTTTGTATGCTTTCATGGTTTCCTCCTCTCTGCCGGATTAGAAAACATCATCCAGCGTGTATGTCATTTCAATATCGTTATCCTTTCCCTTTCTGGTAAAGGTCTTGATACAAACAATATCGCCGTTGGCATCATACAGCCCAATTTCACTGATATACTGTCCGGCAAGCTCTGATTCTCCAAGCGTGCATTCGTATCTGCATGTGGTTTCTGTGATAAAGTTATAGCCGCTGATAGGCTTACGGAGCAGTTCCTTTTTCAGTGCTGTCTGTGTTTCAGACGGAGAAATAACATTTCCTGCGCTGTCTACTCCTCCAGAGCCAAATGCCATGCCGACAATTTTAGGAAGTGTAATCGCTCCTGCTCTTGCCTGTACCATTTTCTTTCTGGCTGATTTTGTAATAATTACATTCTGTGCCATTCTTAGATAGTCTCCTTTCTGTTTAATGAATTAAGCAATCTTGAACCGTTCATTTTCAATGAACCATCAAAATATGCCAGATTCCTTTTCACTGTGCAGGTAGCATTTCCATAACTTTCAGAAATGGATGCCACCGGTATTTTGATATTTGCCGTAGTCTTATTGTCTGCTCTGCAATAATTCATCAGCAAGTTTCCATCCATCGGAACAGAGCCATCAAAAAACAAAGACTGCCAGTTAAATGCTTTCGCACTGACAGTCTGCTTCTCAATATGCATTTTTTCTGATAGCGGAACTTTCGCCCTCGCTGTCATTCGCTCAATATCCAACGTTTCTGCAATCCGAAATTCGCCCTCTTTGTATTTCACTCCGAGTCGCATTTCATATTCGATAGCCGCATCCATGAGATGTGAACCATCCCACAACTCGGAACCATCAAACCGTCGAGCTTTCCAGAACGGTATTTTGAATAGCAACCCTATATTGCTGACCATGAATTTTTCAGAAAACACAATTTCGAACATCGAATAGTCATTCACAAAATATGTTGTATGTGATTCCTTTAATTTATCAATCAGCTTTCGGACTTTCTTTGAATCCAGCGTGCCATCGCCATTGAAAAAAGCCTTAAATACATTCGGGTGAGGCGGCTTATACTTCAATGGTCCTGCATCGTGGCAATCTGCTATATGTACCGTAAATCCGGTTGCATTTTCCAGATACCGCTCCATAATGTACGGTGTCATTGGCGAATGATAATCTCTCTTTTCGTATATCGCTTGTCTGCGCTCCTGGTAAGAAAGATTTTCCTGCACCGGCAATCCCCATTTTATTTCATGCCAGCATAATCCCCAGGTCGCTGTTTCCGGGAAAAACTGTTCCGGTAATTCCTCCGCTAGCTTCAAGGCCTTGTCATATTCCAACCCCATGACCTGAAACATCCATTTGCCGACATACGATTTATCGTAAAATCCGGGTGTCACATAGGACAGCATTTTTAAGGCGCTCTCGCTCGTCGGGAATAATTCCAATTCTTCATCTGTCATCGTCCGTCCTCCTAACTTCTGAAATCAATCGTTCCAGTAACCGGATATTCTTCTTTCTCCAACTTGATATTGCTCATTTTGCCATTTATCAGGAATGTGTCGAAGTCCTCCACTCCATCAATGGCAGTTATCAGCGGGCGCACATCATTGTATCGAAGTATCCCCTCGTTTTTCGCCACACCGTAAACGGTAAGCACCAACTTTTTGAAATCTTCCTCCACACGCGACTTGTCCACCGATTCATCCAGCAACAATCCAGTAATGGTATAATTCATCTTTACAGTGGTTGCAGCCACGCATGACAGTTTTGCGCACGCTGTCGGCAATAATCGCTGCATCCGGTCATTCGGAGAAACAATGT